GATCTTCTGTGTCGCCATCACGTCTAAAAATAAGATGTACATGCGGATACATGCAAGTTTGTCCTGCACTCTCTCCCATATTAATTCCCATGTTATAACCTGTAATATTTGTTTTATCACTTGCTACATTATCGTAACCCATAGTAATACCAAAGTTAAAACATTTCATAATACTTTCGCCATCAGCTATACGAGGTACAATAAGAATATGTCCGTCAGTTACAGGGTAAGCATCTTTGTACACAATAAATTCGCGAGTGCTAATTTCAACATTATCCCACGGTGCTCTGCCTTCTGCCTGTGCTACTTCAAGTGTATCTGCTCTCATATCCTTGGTTCCTTTTTAATTAATTTTTTTGGACGCAATTTTAATGCTCTACTCATTAAGTTAATTATACCACCTTTTTTAAAGTTTGTCAAGAATCTTTTACGATCAAGTTCTCTTTTTAACTCGTCAGTAAGTATACACTCGTCTAAACTGACCTTATTTGTCAAGTTAGGCGTAGTGAACTTAATGTAGCACAACGGGTCGCCACGCTTAATGCTTAGTTTAGTACGTGTACTGTTGAATACAAAGCCCCAACTAATAGTTCTTATCCAACTATGAATGTTAAAACTTCCACCAACAACTTCACCTGGAAACTTATCGTCATGCATAAATGGCGGAAGTATTTCCATTAAACACGGCTCGTCTGCAACAAACAAATAGTTTAAGTTAAGTTGAAACATTGGCTTTTTAGTGTCGTACATTTCTTCCGGACGGTGTACAACAAACAAACTATGTAGTTCTTGTTCATCAACTTCTTTAGAAGTAATGCGAACAGTTCCGTCTTGAGGTTCAACGTCAAATGCAATAGGCGACTTTAGTACAAACATGTTACTATAAAATCCTTGGTAAGAAGGACAATCAATAATTCCACGTTTGTTATATTCTTTATTAACTATTTTTGGTGTCTTAATGCGTTCGGGTTCTAATACCAATAGCTCAGGTAAACCACCTGCCCAACACCAACCTATATTAGTTGCCATACTCGCCTACATTTTCCCAAGGATAAACTAACCATACATCTTCTTCTGCTTTGTTAAGTTCGTGACATGTATAACTTACATCACTACAATCACTTGCTAAATTTTCAGTTAGTGTAGCAAAGCGAACGTTGTTACCAAATATGCTATTCCACTTAGGATCCATTGGCATACAATTTGAAGCCCAGTCTTCTTTGATCCAATTAAATGTAGCACCAGTATCGTTGATATCATCTACAATGAGTATGTTCTTATGTAACGGACCACCTGTAATTACTGTACCGTCATTGTATCCAAATGCATCTTCGCTCATCCAAGCGTTACTTTCACTGTCGCGATTGTCGTCACGTAGACTAACTTTAAGTGCTTCGCAAGGTATACCGGTCATGTTACTGATAATAGTAGCAGGTACATTACCACCTCTAGTAATACCTACAATGTAATCAGGTCGCCAGTTATCTTTGTACATTTGATTAATAATGCTTACACACATTTTTTCAACGTCTTGCCAACTATAATAATGTTTCTTAATCATAAGTTTCTCCAGGGATAGGTTTCTTTCATATTCAGTCTTATAGGACCTTCTTTATGTATTTCAGGATCATAAGGTACAAATTTAATTGTAGGTGTAAACCTAGGTAAATCTTTAAAAGGTGTAGCTGTATGTAGTATGTTACTTTTAAAGATAATCATACGTCCTGGAATTGGGGGTATGGCAATAATATGCGGAAACACTTCCTTGCCTTGTTTATTAAATTCTTCTTTAAGATTAGTAATAAACTTAGTTTCGCCACCTTGATTGATTTCCCAATTATTGTTTGCATAAAACATAAATGTCCAAGCATTATCGCCTTCATCATCAACATGGTAGTTTGCTAGTTCACGAGGTGCAAAAAAGTTTGCATGTGTTCTTTTTACTACTGATCCACTTACGCATGGAACATGTTCTTCTAAGAACGCCCACAACGTATGAAATGTTTTTGTATTATCATATTCGCCAGTACTTAATCCTGTAGGCGGATGATCAATGTCGTCTACTTCACCATACAAGTACGACCACGATTGAACGTCACGTACAAGTTCATCTAGCATAGGTGGTGAAAAAACATTGTCGTAAACTTTAATATCACCATTTAGATATTCTGAAATTTCAGGTTCATTAAGCATCTTTTAAATAATCCTTATTATCAATCCACTTGCCGTTTTTTAAAAAGCCCCAGCTTTGTGCTTTCTTGCCCATGTAAAAAAGACTCCAACATGCAATCTCATTACCATCTTTATCTTTAGCAAGTTCTAACCAATGTAAATCTTTAGCAGTACGAAAACGAATACTTCCTGGACCACGCCAAAACTTACCTTCTGGTGTATGTTCGTAGTATCCACCTTTAACAATTAATGCACCCCAACTCCATGGATGGTCGTGTAGTACAGGATTATCACTAACAAGTACTTTGTGTAGTGTAATATTAAAAGGAAAGTTTTTACGGTCTTTTAAGAATAGGTAGTAACGAATAAGGTAAGGAACTTTTCCTGCCCTATCTGTAATTACACGTCTACGTCCTAATAGATCCATTAACTTACTAATCATTGTGGTTCGCTTTCCAATCGTCCTTAACTAAATCGAACAATTCTTTAAATCTTTCATACTGCAATTTAAGAGCCGGGTAGTGGTCAATCATACTTTTAATTTGATATTCACTAGGCCAGTTATTTTTATCATTGTAGATGTTATCGTATTCTATACCATTTATTGTATGAGTACTTGTAATAGTTCCTGTGTCTATTGTCTGTGATGTGTCATAAGTAAAAGTTGGAGAAAGATGACTACTTGCAATGGTTCCTGTACTTCCGCCTATAGTTACTGTCATAGGTCCAAGCTCTGTGGTATCTCCACTGTTAAGTGTAATTGTATCACTACCCACCTTTTACTCCTTTGTATAAAGCTGATCCATCAAAAAACTCTGTTTTTAATTTTTGTGTTTGCTTCATCAATGCCGGTAAGTATGTAGTATAGTTTTCCATGTAGTCAATTACTTTTGCAACAACCATGTCTTTATGAGCATTGTAAGATTCCATTGACTCAGTCCACACACCTGGATATTTAAATTCTGGTGTTGACATTTCACTGTAGCTTAGTCTATCTGGCACCATAGGCAATGCTCCAACAAGAGCACCTTCGTACCAACTAATACCAAGTGTTTCTTGCAAGTTAGCACTAAACACCATTTTAGCACGACCTAGTAAATTATGATATTCATTCTTTGTAAGTTCTTGTTCTTGACAAACAATAAACTCGTATTGCGGAAGTGCTTCTTTAAGATCTCTAAAAATCTCAACTTGCTTCTCAGGAGCAACACGATGCGGAAAGAGTATAATATCTTCCTTCGGCATACCTTTATAACTGTCTAAACTGTTAGCAAGATACTCCATAGGCCAACCAACTCGTTTCATTGATCTACGATCAAGTACTCCAACATCTTTAGCAAACGCATCTGCAAACATCTCTATGTGAAACTTTGTTGCAAAGTAATTATCATTGTAACAGTTGTACATTGATAACTCTGCTTGTCTTACCCACGGCTTATCGCCAATTAGCCTACCAAGGAAGTCATGAGGATCATAACTACCAGCATGCCAAAGACCACCGATTCGGATGTCAACGCCAAGTAACTCAGCCATGTAACGAAGCTGGATAACAGTTGGGTTCCACGCATCCGTATATAGGAAATAATCTCCATCTTTAATTTCTCCATTAGCAAACAGTCTACTAATCTCCAACATTTGTTGCGACTTGTAGTTGTTAGTGCCTGCAAAGTTTAAAAATGCCCCAGGCGTTGTAGCCTGAGGCACCTCTCCTCCACTAATGACAGTAACATTGGCACCAGTTGCACGTTGCATTTGCTTTGGAAGATACTCTTTCCACTGCTTTGTATAACGTGTATCTACTGCTTCAATGTCTACTATATATGCTGTCATTAGTTACTCTTCCGTCCTCGGGTAAACGTCTTACCCTTTTTATTATTTTTACGATCCTTCAACTTGGAAGGGTCTTGATAGAACTGCCACGTACGACTGTTCTTGTTATATAAATCTTTTTCATCAAACTTAAAACCGTAGTTACGACAAAAAACACGATACTTGTCCAGATCCTCAAAAATATTAACGATCTCGGGTTTTGACTCCCAGTACGACATTGCTTACTCCTCTAGCTTTTCGCATACTCAATGTGGGCACCGTTCTCTCCATCTTCGGAGACATCGATGTGGACTTCACGTCCAGGGTATTTGGCATTAATTTGTGTGTACAAATCATCAGCCATCATTTCACAACTTTTGTAATCTACATTTAATTCGCCTTCATAAAGTTTTACAAGCCATCGTTTAAACTGAATAAATTCGATATCTCTGTCGTTGTGTGTTACAGTGATAGCGACCTTAAAATGAAATATGTGTCTATGGGGATATCCCAAAAAACTAACATCATATTCATCACCTGTTGCAAGACTAGGATCCTCTAGTGCCGCAGGATATTTATGGATACCTTCTTTTGTAAAGTTTACCCAAATCATTCTCTTTGCATTGTTCATAAGCGTTACCTTGCTTTCTTCTTTTAATCGTCGAGCCATATAATTATGATGTGACTCTCTTTGGTTAGTTGTACTTGTACTCATATTATAACATCTTTCTTACTCACTGTCAACCGGATTATCGTCACCGTAAGCTCTCCAATCCGTAAACTTATCTCTTTGTAGCAGTGGATGTATATTGTGTACCCATACACCCGGATTAGAATGATCAAAGTCTGCATCATCAATCTTAATACAAGCATTGTAGTTAAGTTGATTTACGTATGGCAGTTTAACACTAATCATACTAATAAAGTTATGATCCTCATTATACCCACTTTCAAGTATCCATTCATGATACTTTGCATCATAGTCTAATGTAACCAAAAATTTCTTATTAAGTAGTCCTTGTACAAGATCGTCCCAACTTTCTTTAGGAACAAAACTGTGGTTAGCACCTAAGTAGATGTGTTCAACTGAGTGTTCTTTTGCTTTTGCAAGAACATCTTCTAATGGCTGACATCCTGTTACAAATAATGTATGCTCACCTTCAGCAGGTGTTTTTTCTACTTCATAACCTGTAAAGTATATAACATCATCTTTTACGCCGTCTGTATAATCTCTTTTCATATTACTATAATAGCACTAAAGTGACTTGTCGTCAAGTGCTTTTCCTCCTAAATTGCCATTAAATGCGATTGATATACGTGTTTGGTTGCTCAAATTCTCTGTAACACAATGATTGATCCAACCCGGAAACGATACTAAGTCTCCAGCACTTGGCATTACTGTATATCGTGTTCCATTAAACGGTGTAGGGTTTGTAACTAATTTATAAGGTAATGCATAGTCCATTAATCCGTGTGGACTAATTAGAACAAGGTTTCCTGAATCTTTTGGTGCTTGAACATAATATACTGCTGACATAATATGTCCGGGGTGCATATGTACTTCGTGTGTATTAGATCTAGATGTATTATTAACGTTTATCCAGGCTTGTGTTACGTCAATAGTACAGTTGTCAGCAATACCTAATAGGTTAGCTTGTTTGTTAAACATGTTCTGTACTTGTAACAACAGGGGTTGTAGTATAACGTTGTTAAGATCAAGATGATCACTTTGCCAGTTCTTCATATCAGAATCTGGCATATAGAGGCCATTGCAGAAAGCAGTTAACGTGACATTGTCAACTTTGTCCGCATGTTCATACAAGAATGGCGTTGCAAAAAGCGACTCTGTATGCATAGCTGTCTCCTTATAAAGTTTCTTCTAAAGCGTCTAGTTTATCTTCAGACATCTCTGGCTCTTCGTCAATTACATCAGAGTCACCAATGTCAAATAAGTTACCAAAGTGTGTACTTGCATTTACAGTTTTCTTACCTGTTGCACCACGTGTACCGATAATGGTCATAAACATCTTTGAATGATCTTCTATGATTTGTTCGGCTTTTTCTCTACTGTCAGTTGCGAATATTGCGTCCACAACATCTCTAAAAAATACCCTGTCAAAACGCTCTTCGACAAGCATCTTTGGTACAACTCCATTGTCGTATTGTCTATTTGCTTCTTGTACTGCATTAATGTGACTCCATACATTATGACCCATTTGGATCGCATAGGAAAAACTATCCCAACTAGTCTTGCCTTCTTTACCAATCTTATTTAAGTCACCTGGACCATATATGCAAACGTCTTTGGTTTTTAGTTCAGTAGTAAGCGGGCTGTCTTTAAAGCTCTTATGCTTACCAGCACTAACAAATGAAGTACTCCACGGTGTTGTATCTTGTGAAAGTCCTTTGTCATCTAAGCTAGGAACCATTCGATACACCCACTTTGATCTATCACCTGTTTCTAATTCACAATACACTTGTCCGTTTGCTGTTGCTAAAAATGGAGAAGCACAGTCAAATGTAATCATAAAGTTTTTGTTGTGATACTTACGAACTGCTCTTTGTACATCAGTTAGTAGTGTAGCCCATTCTAGTTTACTTGTACCTAGAAAGTGCATTACATCATGTAAGCCTTCTTCAAGTAATCCATCAAACCGTAATGCAATAAGTCTTTTCAAAACTAGATGAATATCACACATGTTCTGCCCACCCATTGACCAACCATTAAAATGATTGTCTGGATACACAGCTGGGTCACAATAGTCTTTCATTTGATGATACCAATCTTCTGCATCAGCATGATTCTCTCCTTGTAACACATTAAGGAACTTACATGCTCCTGAACGATGTTTCATAAAGTAATCATTATTAATACGTGTAGCATCAACTGCTTCTTGATATGAACTAACACCTGTAGCTTTAACTCCTGCTGGGCTACGTGCTACCCAAGCTGGAATATCAAGTATCATACCATAGTCCATGTATGCGTCCATCCATGCAAGAACTTGTGTACGTTTCTTCATTGCCTTAGGACAGTTAGGATCTTTCCAGTCACCTTCCCACACACCCTTACCAATTTGGAAACCACCTGAGTCACCAAGCATCCAACTAGTAGTACGATCTCTTTTTCGTACCATATCTTCTTTAGGTGCGTCTTTATTAATATCAAGTTCAGCATGACCTGCGGAGTATAAACTCCAATGATATTGAAACTGACCATCTTTACGATTTAACCAGTTAAGACTTTCTACACCGTTTTTAAAGTTTGACGGAACACGCTTGTAGTCTACGTATTCGCCTCGTTGTTGTTTACCTACAAATGTAGCATAGAAGCCACTAAGTGCTGGTAAAAACGTTGCAAAGTCTTTCTGTTCTGCGGTTAAATCGATGTTCATGTATATGTCCTATTTTGTTTGTGCTGGTAGAATATAATCGTATTGACCCATTCCACTATCAACACTCAATGCCATAGCACCTTGATCGCTGATCTTCATAGTTACTTTACCATCAAGATTTAAGATAGCTTGTACTTGTGCTACAGGCCAACTCCACGCATGTTTTAGTTCACTACCAACATCATGTTGGAATACAAATGAACCAGCATGTTGCGAAGCATCACCAAATGCAAATACTAAGTTACCGTCTTGTGTCTTAACTGTAAATGTAGTTTCTTCCGAATGTGCCGCACTCTGCAACTTCATTCTAGTAATACTAGCCATACTTGGATCAATAGTTACGTCCCAAGATGCACCTTTAAACTTTACAGTTTTAAGTTTCTCGTCGATAATTGCTTTGTTCATAAAGCGATAATCGTTTTCAAAGTCACCACTTGCATTTTCAAAGTGGATGTGTGTAGGAATAGTTTCACCATTACGTTCTGCTAGTTCAACACTAATCTTTGCTTCTTTCTGATATTCAGGATTCTTTAAGTGTAATGCTAACTTATCTAAGTTAGGCATACCAAAGGTTCCTTTAAATTCATTTACTGATGCTTTGGTTGTAGCAGTAAGAATAACACTTCTGTCTTCAGCCATTGATTCGATTGTAGTTGCCGCATCTTCGCCAGTGACTTTAACAAGGGTTAAGAACCCTAACGAATGTGTATGTGCAACAACGTCTTGTAAGATATCTTTCATTTTAACATTTCTCCATTGATTGTTATATACTATTATATTTAGGTTCTTCTGAAAAGTCAAGCTCTTTCTTGTCTTTTAAGAATTTCATTAGCTCAATTACAGGGCTCCAACCTAAATCCTTTAATACTGATATGTCAGCAACATTATCAGTCCGTTCATGTGGGGTATCCATTTTAACTTTGGGTGATACTCCAAATTCTTTAGTAATACTTTTGAGTGAGTTTGATTGACCAGTTCCGATGTCAATGATACCCTTTACATCTTCGTTTTTAATTAATGTAAGTATTGCACTTACAATATCGTCTACATGAATAAAGTCTCTTTTATGATTTGTTACGTGTGGGATGTCGTTTCGTATTAATCGAGGTATAAACATGTTCGGCCTAAGTTTGCTATTGTTACTGTATATAGTCGTAAAACGCATGCCTAGACTTAATTGTGGTGCAATTCTTTCCATTGTATGTTTGGTTAATGCATAAGGATTTCTGTGAGGTTCTTTTGCAGTACTTGAACTAGCATACAAAATTCTAGTATTCTTAAAATGAGTAAACAATCTTTTAGATGCTAACACATTATTTTGAAAATACATCTCTGGTTCTTCAATACTCTTTAGTATTCCACTTTCACCTGCAAGATGAATTACTAGATCAACATCATAATCCAAAGAACAGTCTAGCAAGTTATTACCATCTTTTAAGTCAATACCAATAACTCTGTGTTCACCTGATTTAGTTAATGCAGGATATAGTGATGTACCAACTAACCCTTTATGTCCTGTTAGTAATATCTTCATCGCGATTTTACTCCAAAATGTTTATAGGTTGATTGTACACACTTAGCTTGATAGTAACAGTCAGCTAATGCGTTGTGTAGTTCTTCTTGTATTGCTTTACGTGGATCACTTGGCATCATAGCAAACAATGTTCTACTGTCTCTAATCTGCCAAAAGTTCCATGGACACGGCTTACCAACGCCTTTGTATAAGTTTTGTAAAATAGCATAATCAAACAATGGACCTTGACACCAAAGTTGATCTACTCCTACACAAAATTTATTAATTGCTTTTGTAAGTTGCTCCATGTTTACACGATCTTCGTGTTCACCAAATGCTTCATCTCGTATTTCCGGCTTTTGTTTACCCCACCATTCAAGTGTATTCTCATCAATAGTACGATGATACTTTTCACTTTGTTCTTCGATGTCGCAACGTAGATACAATCCTGAGTGTGGATCTTCATCTGTATACGGATCGAATTTAATAGCACCAAGTGTTATTATAACACTATCTGGCTCAACGCCAAGTGTTTCTAAATCTATCATTCCGTGTACAGCCATTATTATTCTCCGAAGTCAAACAACGTATTAAATGTATTGTTTTGCAATGTACTTGCAAGATCGTAATTCAACACACCAATTAAGTTGTCTAGTTTGTTATCAATAATAGTAGACTCCATTGTGTCACCATCGAACGGTAAGTCTTTAAACCATTGTGGTATATGCATTTCATCTACAGGGTATGCAACACTTGTGTATCCTAATGGATTACCTTTTAGTTTACAAACAATAACCTTCATACCATCAACAATCTCTTGTGAGTACTTGTCACCATTCATACGTTTAAGTGTATTCCAATTGATACTTGCTCTTACGTGTCCAGGCATTGTTGCTTTGCCCATCTTCGCTTCTTTACGTTGATACTCACCAATCTTGTTTGCACGTTTAGGCGAACCTTTTTCGTAACCAGGTCTAAGTTTAAATGCAGTCCTAAACTCTGTAATAGCATCAAGTATGTCTTGCTGAACATTATCTGTAAGCACCATAAGTAATAGCTTACTTAAAAACTCTTGCATAAACACAGGTGTATCACTACGTTTAAGATCAAGACCCATTGCTTTTACTTTACCTTGTTTGCCGTCTTTGTCCATACGTTCTCCTTCGAGATCATATATAAGTGCCGCATAACGTTTCTTAGTAATAAACAATCCGCTCTCAGCAACAATCTCACGACCAGCCGCAATAACGTCCGACCTACTCTTTGGACAATGGAATGCATCTGCCATAAACTTTGGAAACGTAGTATTAGCCGCTTCACAAACTTGATCGTAAAGTTTAATAACACTATCTTTAGTCCAAGGAATACTACCTGCTTCGATATCTTTTTGTAAGATAGGCCAAGCACTAAAGTACACAGAGTCAGTATCTCCGTAAATAACACTATCACCAGTGTGATCATATGTGCCTGTAATAGTCTTGTTAACTTCTGCACTCATGTGTTTTGCAATAGCTCTGCCTGTTAGTGTAGTACTTTGACCAATACGTGGATCAAAGAATCTACAACCTGGATTAAGAATCGCACCATACAAACTGTTCAAGTTAATCTTTTTAACTAGCTGTCGTTTATCCCAGAATTCAATTTCAACTTTGTTACCAGCATCAAGAGCTTTGCCTTTCATTTTTTGTAATTCTTTACGTTCACTATACCAACGTTTAAGTAGTCCAGGAATAACTCCGTCGAACTCGTTAGTTATGATAGTACCGTTAGCAGTTAGCATCCAAGGCTTGTGTGAATCAAATATTAACTTGTGCATTTCAGCACCACTCATTATAACTGTTTCACCAGTTTCAAAGTCTACATTAAGACTAATGTCTTTACGCTTTTCCATAACTGCTTCATATTCTATTGTAGCAAATCGGCCTTCCCATGCACCAGCAAATGATTTCTTTTGAAGTGTCATTGCATCTTCTACCATTGCGTTAGTTAAATCAGGACGTAGTTGTCCTATAACTGTTGCCGGATCCATGTTCAACGCACGAATAACTGATGGATATAGTGAGTTCAAATCCATTGAACCAATCCACTTGTGTAAACCTTTTTTAGGAAATGCTACATACGCACCTGCCGCAGGCTCACTACCTGGCTCACGTTTAATTCTATTAGGAACTTGTAAGCCTCTATGATGTGCTTCGTTAATAATTGCTTGTTCTGTAACTGCAACTGCACCCATTGTAGTTTGTAGCAACACCGTGTTACTATGTGCAAGTTCGTTACTAAGATCAATAAACTTTAGTTTTTGGTCTAGCTTGTCTAGTAATGCAGTATCTTGTCTGTTGTACTCAATGAATGTTCGGAAGTCATTGTTGTAAAGTTGATCAAGTGTACCTTCGTAAACTGTCTTGTTCTCACCAATTTCTAGTTCACCAATAGCGTCAAGTCTATATGTGTGTCGTTCTTCATAGGTGTATTTACGATACAATTCTAAACTATCTAAATGCACTCTGCCTATTAGGTCATAAGTAACGGCTTGTTTTCCATACTTTTCGTATTCACGTTTCTTAGGAAGTTGTTTCCATAAACAAAAACGTCTTGTATCATCTTTGCTTAGTACACGAGCAACACGATTCACAGTATAAGGAATATCATATCCTTCACTGTTCCAACCTGTTAGTATATCACTATCTTGTATAATGTCAAGAAATGCTTCTAGCATATCAGACTCTTTTTCATACAAGTAAGTATTAGGAAATTCTTCGCACTCTTTTTCTGCGTCTGCCATGCTTAACCCCTTAGGAGGTATTGCAAATGTAACTAGAGTATCTAACCATTGTAGGTGTACACTAATAGCAGTAATGGGCATAAACGGATCACTAGGATCAGCAAACCCACGTTCTGGATCAAAGTCAGTCTCAATATCAAAGAACGCAACATTTAGTTTAGGTGACTCTACGTTTAAATAGTTTTCACTTAGACATTGAAAGATTGGGTTGATATCGCTTTCGAGTAATTCTTTGTTTGCATTGATTGCAAGTTCCTTACGGAACTGTTTTGTATTTTTACAAATAATTCTACTTAGGGGATCGCTGTAGATACTTTTGTACTTGCCCTTAGGATCTTTGTAATAGAAGGTGTACTTAATTGGGTATTCTGTGTAAGATCGTTTGCCGTCTTTACGTTCCACAACTCTGATAACGTCTTGGTCGCGATCAAATTGTGCGTCTACATAACTCATATATATTCTCCTTGCATGTCATTTGAGGCTGACAAATACCAATAGTGTCGCTTATGGCCGACGATTACCTTCTTCTTTAAAATATTCTTTTGCCTCTCGTGCCTTATCGTCAATCCAAATGTCATAATGCGGCTTTCTAAAACTTAATGTTGTGTACAATACACCCCATTCTGCAAACTGGTCTTTAGTAAGCTCACTCCAATCTTTGCCTGTTGTACCGCCTCTAGCAGTCCAATAATGTATCTCATTGCCTTCATTATACAACCTATTAAAATGCTGTATACGTTGTACGTCAGGTTCACTTAATACATACTCACTGTTACTATTATAACAGATTGTTCCGTCTATGTCAACCATATATTTCATAATATAAACAACTGTACTAATGCCCATGCGTTCATTGCTGAGAACCAACTACATAGGATAATTACAAATGCCGCTTGCCTAATAACTGCACTAACAATACCCAAAACACTTCCAATTAAGTATAGTGGTACAAATATTGTTGTTGCAGGATCTAATATAGTAAAGCTCAAAATTGCACTCGCAGTGATTAAGAACAACGCCTCAACCATTTCGCAGTAGAATGCAACAGGACTTAGTTTGTAGCTATTTTTAAAGAATTTGATTACGTTATTCAAACCTATTTGTCCTTGCCGACTGTTGCGACAAGAGTCTCTAAATCATCAAATTCATCAGCAACTTTATGCCAATCACCTTTGAATGCTACTTTAATTGCTTTGTTAATAAGACTTGGTTTCATGTCAAGTTCTTCTGCTACTGCTTTAACAGTATCTTTAAGACCTGCACTTAAATCGTCAATCTCTTGCATAACGTTAGCACCTTCATTAACCAAACGCTCTAGTTTAGCTTTTTCTTCAACACCGTATGTTCTATCACTCACTTGTATTCTCCTTAATTGTTATATACATTATACACGAACTAAAACTGTTTGTCAACAACTTATTCGGCCTGTGGTCGCTCAATAGTTAAATTGCCCGCTACGACTATTCTTTCTCGATCGTTCTTTTGTTCTGGTACGCTATGTGTTACCCACCCTGGAAATACAACCATAAGTCCTGAATTTAGATATATTGCATTGCCGCTTGTTGGAAACACTAAAGGACTATCTTCAGGTGTTGCATCTACATAATATGTAAAACTCCAAATTGCAGGGTGATGTGCATGGGCATTACAACTGTCGCCCTTTCTATATAATGCACCCCAGCAATCAGTAACGACATACTTTCCTAAATTTGGTAAGTCAAGACCAGCTTTGACAACGTCAATTGCAAAATTAATTATCTTTTCAAAATCGGGATCTTTAAACATTGTCCA